GGGGGCCCGCGCCGCCGCGCGCGCCCCGCGCCGTTTCCCCTGCTCCCGCCCCCGCGCTCCAGCGATCATGAAGGGCCGCCGCAGATCTTGTACCGAGTTTCGAGACGGGCTAGCACACGTTGCGGCTCACCGTCAAGTATGTAGTCTGTCGATATAAGCCGTACGGAGGGGTGAAAAGATCTCTATTCCGTGAGACCCTGAACTCTCGACCTACACCCCGGAGGAGGGGCTATGGACAACCCGTTTCAGGGCACCACAAAACACATCTCGATCTACGATCCGTCCAATGTAGACTTCGACTGGTCCATTGTGGACTGGTCCCCTGGTGCTCGCGTCGCGCGTGGCATGTTGTACGTGCAGCGGACCTACCCCGATGCGTTGTCCATTGTGGACATCGACAACCTTGACATCTCGCTCGGGGATCGTTGCGTGCTCGGCCAGATCCACGGCGACTATGGCCTGTCACCCGAGTTCGAGAACACCACGTACGAATGGCGTCAAGCACACGGGTTCCTACTCGCCGAAGAGGATGAACCCACCGCCGATTGGTGCGACTGGTCGCTGAACCTGTTGTGGCGCACGGCTTTCCGCGCGTGGCGGAGTGCGCCATGAGTCGGGAGAGCATCATTGGCAAGCGTCAGGGCCAGGTGTTGATGGTCGCCTGGGCGATGATGCCCCGGGCGGCGGACTCACGCATCCTGGCCCTGATCGGCGACCCCGAAGGTGACCTCACCCGGGGGCGGCGGGTGTTGGCCGCACTGGAAGCGCGCGGCATGCTCTCCCGGGATTTCGGCGGGCAGAACCGTAACAGTCCGCTCGCCCGCTACGTGATCACGGAGGCGGGCATGGAGGCGCTCAAGATGTGGCTGTCCCGCTGGTCACCCAGGTACCCGGGGCAGTGACGCGATGAGCGCGCCTAAGCCGCTCGTGCGCACCCGCTACGGCCGCTGGGTGCACTGGCAGGGGGAATGGGTGGTCGACTACTACCGCAAGGGCCGCCGCACCCCCTCATGCTCGATCTACCTGCTCCCGGGGGAGAACACTCCCGAGGGGGCGTTGCGGGCGATCGTGCGCTACCTCGCGGACGTCCGGGACGGGACACGCCTTCAGTCGCGCCGCTGAGAGCCAATCTAAGCCAAGATCACACAAGGGACCCCCCGGACGTATCCGGGGGGTCCGATCTTGGCTCTACGGGGTCGCTGGCCGGTCAGTTGACGCCGCTGTTACCGCCCGTCCCCCAGTTCACCTGGCGCTCCTGCCGGGTGCTCAGTCCCGAGCGGGTGTCCTCCGCTCGGTGCTCGCCGTGGTAGTCACCCTGTCGCTTGCCCTGCTCGACGGTCGGGCCGGTCCCGTCCGCGCGGTGCTTGCCGCCCTCCGGGGTGCCTGCGTTGTGTCTGGCCATGGTCTGACTCCTCCGTTGATGTGACCGTGGAGGCTCCATTGTGGGGTAGCCGAATGGGCGTTGTCCAGCCCACCGGCGGGCCGGCGCGGCGATGGTCGACCCCGTGTACGTGCCATCGACGATCGCGGATGACCACCCGGCCCGCGTTGCCCCGGACCATGGCGCCTTCCAGGGTTTCCCACACCTGGCCGTCAAAGACCCCCCGGTCGACCTCGACGGCGTAGCGTGGCACCCCGGACACCCGCACCATGGCCCCAGTGCGTATCTGGCGCGGCCCCCATACGCCGAACCCGTCCCAGGACCGTTTGAGGCGTAGCCCTAGCTCGGGGTGCGCTTGCGCATAGCGGTCCACGTAGGGCGAGTCCTTGTCGGTCACCAGGAATCCATCGGTGTCCATATAGAGCACCGACTGTGGCGGCATCGCCCGCCAAGTACGCCACAGTCGCACCCGACAGACAGCTTGGATATAGCCGGTCACCATCGGCATCGACTCACCCCATTCCCGTTGGCCCCGGTCGCGCCACATCGTCTGTCCAATTTGGACGGCCCGGAAGGTCTCGCCGCTGTCGTTGTCGTACACCTGGTGTTGGCGCACAGCGTTGAACGGCGCCGTGCACCACGGTTCCCAGTCGGTGTACGTCATGGCGAACCGGCCGATCAGGGCGCGCCCGTGGTGCTTGAGAACCGGATGCTTCCAACCGAGATTGTCAGCCGTGGCCGACTCAAGTTGGCCGATCAGCCACTCTGCCCACTTCCGCAGGGCTGGTGCCGTGCGGTAGAGCCAACCCCGATGCACCACGACGGTTGCGCCGTCGTCGATCGCGGCGCGGACCTCGACATCCCATAGTGTCGTGGTGAATGTTCCGACCGGCCAGAGTATCCGTCCATCGTGGACAGTGGGCACGACCGGCAAATCTGTGGTGACAGTGCACTCAACCAAGAGCGCAGTGCCCACCCGGTCGAGTGCGGATCGCCAATCATAGTTGTCCGGCATCGGCCCCAGAAGGCGCACAGGTACATTGGTATCCCTCGCTATCCGGGGGTAGGCAAGGGAAAAGTCCCACTCGTGGACCACTTGATAACCGATTTCCCCGTGCCAGTAAGCCTCGCATCGACCAGCCCACATAGCACGCCGTTCCGCGCGAAGAGCGTCAGCATCATCATGGATGAGGAGTTGCCCGTCCATAAAGCGATGGCGATATGCGGCCCAGGACTGACCTGCACCAGTAAGCTGCCAATTTCCAAGGTCCTCCCCCTCTATCCACTGTAGATACTCGATGACGGCCTGTCGGAGGATCTCGACGTCCCGCCAGCAACGCGAGTACAGCCCGACCCCGCCCGCGCTCGCGTCGGGTAGTCGCAACTTCGGGATGCCCAACAGGGTTCCCAGTTGGATGAGTTGCATGGGAAACACCGCTGTTGAGTCGACCATTGTGAGTCCGGCGCGCCCCTTGCGCCACATCAGCCAACATCCCTTGTTGGCCAGGTTGTGGGATACCAGCGTCCAACCCATCGACGGCAGTAGCTCGAACATCTCGGAGATACGCGCGTCGTAGCCGAGATTGTGGCACCACAACACGGTGCGACCCGATGTACCGCAGTACGCATCGACCTCTCTCCATAACATTTCCGGATCATCGTAGACTCCCCAGGACTCGCGCGGCGCCCGGTCTGGCCGCTGGTCGCGGTAGCAGGCGACAGCCAGTGCCCAGGACTGCGTGTGCCCAACTGTCGTCCGATCCATTGTGGACTCGGTATCGAGAAAGATCAGTCGACGCGGAACGCGGGTCGTTTCGTTGGGGCGTAGGTAATGCCATCGACGCCCACCCATGTTAGCCATCATCAATCCTGGGTACGGTGCGGGTTGTGGAGACCCTGATTACGTTCCTTCTGCTGCTTGGGCTGGTGTGCTTCCTGCTGGCGGTCCCGACGTGGATCGCTCGGGTCAATCTGGTTGCCGCCGGACTCGCCTGCTGGATTCTGACCGTGATTCTCTCGCGCCTGTGACGCCCGGTCGCGCCGGTACCAGTCCAGCGCGTCGCTGACGGCCGCACGGTGGCGCGTCGGGTAGACCGCGCGCACCTTCCAGCCCGCCCACACGGCGTCCCGCAGGTCCTTGGGTAGCCGGAACCAGCACGGCGGGCAGGCGAGCCGTGAGCGCGCGATCCGGGGTTTCCCACACCCAGGGCAGTAGTGCGTGTCAGTGGGCATCGGTCACTTCCCCCCTGGCAGGTAGGGTGCCAGTGTCGCGCAGATGATGATCAGAGCGATGGCGACCAGGACGCACAGCACGATGGCTGTCCAGTCTCGTCGGTGGTTCATGGTTGCTACTCCTCCGGGATGAATTCCACGGTGCCGGCATAGCTGGCACCTACGACCGTTTCCCCCTCGAATGTTCCTTCGGGGAGCGATGCCGCCTCATATCGAGCGACACCCATATTGATAATCTTCTGCCGGCTCATGAGCGTGTCGGTACGCACGGCCCAGGGTCGGACTTCGGGCTGACCCCCTTCTCTCGGTATCACATAGATGTCAACGTATTGCATGAAACCCGTTGCGGTGCGCGAGTTGTAGGGAGTGATCTCACCAGGAACGGGACGACGGTTCAGGGGTCGGGTCAGTTCCGCGACGCGGTTGGCCAATGCCGCTCGCGCCTGCCCGACGTAGGTCCCCCATTGCTGGCGGGTAATGGACGGGTCGATCTCGCTGTATCGGTCGTATCCGACCCAGGTACCGAGTTTCTCTTTGACTGTGCGTATCGCTGCCCACAAGCCGAAAGACGCCATGACTTCGACTCTCCGATGTGGACGCTAGTTGACTGAATCGCCGGATGCGACGACTTGGTAACCCTTTTCCTCATTGGGAACCAGCACTTCCCACCGGTCATATCGGTTGCTCATTCCCGGGCGCGCGTTGCGGTACAGCCGTAGCCACCGCATTGCCGCGTCGCACGCCTCATCGACGGTGGGCCGTTCGGTGTAGCGTGCCGTCCCGTCCTGTAGGCTGTCCTGGTGCTTGAGTCTGAGCATGAATAGCATCGACTACCTCCACTGTGGACTGTCCGATAAGAACAGCCCCCCAGTGTCGACCGCCATCGACACCAGGGGGCCACCCCGCCCCTGGCAGGGGACTTGCCGCCCATCGCGATTATGGGTCGCGCGGCGGCCGTCCACTATGGACTACGCGCCGGCCTCCACAAGGGATAGAACCGTGAAGCCCTGCCGCGTCTGCTTTCCGCGCACCTTCACCGGATACGGGTACTCACCCAGTTCGTGCAGCTTGCGCAGTTGGGCAACCACCTTCGGTCCGCCGCAGTTCATCACGAACGCATCGCCGGTCCCGGGCACCGTGCAGTTCATCGACGCGTAGAACGGCCACCCCTCCGTGAAGTCAGTGGGGTTGAGGGTGAAGCTGTGCAACAGGAACGGCTTTTCGGTGTGATCCTTGCCGTTGAGTGGCTTGCCGCCCTCGGAGAGCACCGCCTCAGCGTCTTCCCCTGACAGGATGCGCCGAACCTCGGCCGCCATCACGTCGGCGTTGTCCCGCGCGTTCTGCTCCATGAACTCCATGCACCAGTCCATCATCGACTGGAGCACGTCATCCGACGCGATGACCTCGGCCACCTGGGCCGGGGTCAACTCCTGTCCGGTCACTTCCTGTTCGCCCTCGACCGGGCGGTGCGCCCACTCAGGCTCTTCCGTCTGGTCGGTAGTGACCGCCGCGTCCTGTGCCTTGGCTCTCGCCATGGTGCTCCTCCTCCATGAGTTGGCGCCCGTTGCGCCAGATCAGTTTGCCGTCGCGCCTGTCCACAATGGACCAGTCGAGCCACATCATCTGGTCGCCGAAAAATCCTATGTAGACAGCCCAGTATCCCTCGATGACCTTCCGCGCCTTGTCTAGCGTGCGGAAGGTGCCCAACTCCTTCGGTGCCTGCCGACACGCGCACACCCGAGCGGAAACCGTTGCCAGGTAAGGGGTGCGCGCGATGCCTGCGGACGTGTGCATGGTTACGCGTCGCTGAGCAGTCCGTCGACAAGCGTGTTCATCCAAGCGATGACCGGTGACGGCTCGCCCGGGGTGCTCTCGAACGCGTGCGCCAGCAGGTAAACGGCCGCCTCAACGTGCGTGGGACACGTGTGTGACATGGCCGCGATGAGCCCCGCGAGGCTGATCGAGTCGTCGTCCTTGTTGCGCAGAACGGATGCGACCCCGGTCAATATCTCGGCGCAGTGTAGAGCCAGGTCCTGGTTCTGGCTGGTTGGTGCGTTGCCAAGCTTGCGTGCGACGTCTTCCATGATGTCGACGTCCGCCGGGTGTACCCCGAGCGTTTGCGCCCATTCGCGTAGTTCGCCGATTGTGGGGAGCATTGTCCCATCCCTCCGGTGTGTAAGTAGCGACCAGCCCCCGATGGTAGGTAGTCCATCGAGGGCCGGTCAAGAGACGCGCTCGTGTGCTGGTCAGGCACACCCGGAGGAGGGGTGCGGCCCGCTGAGACAGGCGAGGCGGGCCGTGCGCGTCATCTTGGTACCTCAGGGTACCCCGAGGGGTCGGGAAGGGCCTGACGAGTCTCTACGGGTTTCGCCGCTGCGATGTAGACGCCAGTGGCCTGAGTCAGCCCGCCGACGATCACCAGCATGAGCGCGCCGATATTGGGGCCGAGGACATTCGACAGCACCCCGGCGGCGGATATGTAGGACAGAAACGCTAGTACGGAGTTCCACCACACAAGCCCATTGTTCGTCTTTACTGGCACGCGCATTATGCTACCTCCTCCGGTGCGTCCGTCCATAGTGGTCAGACGGCCGGATCAACCCGGTAGCGCGCCCGAACGAAAGTATCCTCGATCTCTTCCCGGACGAATCGACGAATCTCTGCCTCGCTGAACCCACCGGTTGGAGCCGCGAGCGCATCTATCTTGGCGGACAGTTCGGCCAATCCGCCAGCCAGTTCCGTTTGTCCGGCGGCAAGTTGCTTGAGTCCGACGTGATGTGCCCACCCTTTTGCGAAGTACCCCGCCAAACTCGGGTCGTCGCCATCGAGAATCGAGCGCAAGTCGTAGTGCAGCACGTTGTCATCCGTCAGGCTGCCCTGAACAATCTCTGCATACTCCTCAGGGGTAAGTGGCATGTCGTCGACTCCAATCATCCACGGTAGCGTCGAGTCGGCTACCGGCGCGTCGAGCACTGAGATGTGCATGTGGTTGGTGTGCGGGTCACTGCCGGAATACGGCCGCCAGGTCCACGCTTCAATGCCGCTGCTGGACCGATACGACGAATACATCCGATGGTCCCAGATCACGTACTTGACACGCTGGTCACGTGATTGCCGAATGGACTCGGCCACCTGTCCACAGTGGACGCCATGCCCCGGATCGTGAGTCAGGTCAAACGCGGTGACAACGGGGACCGCCCCCAAGCTGGCAACAGCGTGTGGGTAGTGATCGGATGTGCTGCTGTGCGCGTCGTCCGCGATCGTGCCGTCACTGGCTTTCGACCGGTCCGGCCACTGGGTGTTGACTTGAGTGCGGAGCGCCTGCAAGGAGTTGACTGTGCGCCACGGGCCGGTGTAGGCCATGTCAGATGTCACCCCTCAACGCGTCCTGTGTGGACAGATGTGCGTCCACAATAGACCGGATCATGGCGTCACCGGCCGGTGTTCCGAGCATGCGGGTTGCGATGGTGGTCTGGGCCTCGCGGAAGTCTGGCAGTTGTATCGCGATGACCGATGTAGCGCCGTCGCTGGACAGCACCCGATAGAACGGCGTTGCGTCCACTATGGACGCTCCCCGGTTTCCGGCTGGCTCGCCTCTTGGGCGTCCTGTGCGCGCCGGTCAGCCACCTCTCGCGAAAGGGTGCGGGTCGCTTCCTGTTGGGCCGCGATCCGTTGTGCGGCGGCGGTGATCGCCTCACCTGGGGTGCGCGGTGACGTCATGGTGGTACCTCCTCCGTTCGTTACGCGGAAATCGCACCCGCACTCAACAGCAGGATGCGCGCGTCATCCTCAGCGTAGCCCTGCCCGACCAGTCGGGACAGCCCGTCCACGTCGGACATAAACCCTTTCTTGATCGCGGCCGTAATCTGGGCCACGGTAAGCCCTTTCGTAACCGTCGAGCGCTCTAGGTCCCAGAGCGCGAACGCCTCATTCTTGTATTCCGGCGGCAAACCAAGCGCATCGATGACCCCGCCCGCCTCGATCTCACTGATCCGGCCCGCGATGTAGCTCGCCTTGGTCCGGTTGACGGCGGCGGTCACGAATCGAGCCACCCGCCGCAAGTCGGCAAGCTGAGTCACCCAGACCGCCTCTTCCGCGTCGTAGCCGGCCGCCTGTAACATGGCCGTCGCGTCGTCGGTCGAAATGAGCCCCTCGGCTCGCAGGCTGAGTACTTGCGACACCGTGAGGTCACGACTGCCGGAAGTCTTCTCTGCGCTCGCTCCGTCGATGATGATTGCGGCATCATCGGCCGTGTATCCACGCTGCTGCAGGCGATGTAGCGCCTCCTCCTTGGACAGCGCACCACGGGAGTACATCAGCCGAATGGTTTCCGGCGGCATGATGGTGTGTCGCGACTTGAGATAGAGATCGATGTACTTGTTCTTGATCCGAGATTCCAGGAACGCCGTACGGAACTCATCTTCGGTCAACAGGCCACGGTTCACCCAATCGAGCGCCTCCTGTGGTCCCGGTGGAATGCCGGCATTGGCAACGATGACGTCGAAATCCTCAGGCTTGACACCGGTTTCCTTCGCCCGCTCGCGCGCCACGTCGAGCGGCAGATGTCCTTGGTTGACCGCGTTCGCTGCCTCTTCCGGCGCCAGCGGCAACCATTGCAGCGCCTTAACGACCGGTATCCACTCATTGCGGATTGGCCCCTGAATGATGCCACGGTCCACATCGGACTCTGTGATGATGCCCCGTCGCCACGCAAACAACAATTCCTCCGGCGATGGTGGCTGTCCGGCGAGGGCGCGCAACGCTTTCATATCCTCAGCCGATGCGCCGGACAGCGCGCCAATCGCGTCCGTCTGCGCTTCGGTGTAGTGCGAGCGCGCCCAGGCGGCCGCCGCGTCGGCGGGCGGCAACGGCAACCAGCGCAGGGCCGCCAGCTTCTCAGCGTCACCCGACTCGAAACCGGCCACCCGCAACATGTCAGCCGCGTCACGCGGGTCAATCACCTTACGTCGCAACATCTCAATGATGGTGTCTGCTGCCGGGCGAGCGTGCGCAAGCGCCATCAACACCTGTTGCCGCTCATCGGAGAAACCCTGTCCGGCTAGCTCGCGCTCCATGTTGACCCCGCCGGTCCGGCCAGTCACCTGCGCGTGCGCAGCATCGGCGGGACTCAGTAGCGCCGGCCGCAGTGCGGCATTCGTCAGGTGCACCGTCGATGCGAGATACGCCTCGAAAACGCCCTGTAGTCCGCCAGCGATGCCGGTAGACGCGACGGCACCACCAATCCATGCCCATGCCTGACCTTGCGCGTTGCCCAACTCGTGGAAGAGGGGCCGCAACTCATCGGGCGTTTCCGACGCTTCGGCGTAGCGGCGCCACAGTGGGCCGAGCACGCCGCGAATCTCGTCGCTGACATGGTTGGTGAAGTCGGTTAGGACTTGGTTTGCCACACCCGCTGTATGGCCCGCTAGGCGCTGTTTGGCGGCGACGGTGGCATCTACTACCACCCCGCCGATTTTGCCCGCAATACGGCCGCCTAGGGCCTGCGGCTGGTCATCGAGCGGTTCAGTCACAACACCCTCGCAATGATTGCTTCGATACGGGACAGCACCCGCAGGATGATCCCCTGTCGCCGCGCCCACACGTACTCGACGATCGGCTCAATCAGCGCGTCAGCGACCCGCAACAGCGCCCAGAACATCTCACCGGCCACCCAGGCGGCAAGCTTGCGCGGGTCGGTCAGCAGGTCCCCGACGATTCTCGCCACGACGGCCAGCGTCGCCAGGATGGACTTCAGGTACTCCCAGGCCCAGTCCCGGACTCGGGTGATGAAGTCGAGCGCGCCGTTAATGCGATCGCTCGCCCACTGCAGAACACCGTTGATGCGGTCTTGGAGGAAGTCGCGCGCCTCACCCAATCGGGCCAGCAGCCAATCCCTAGCAGCGTTGACTTTGTTGAGTATGAACGACGGCGCCCATTGCGCCACAACCCAACGTATCGTCAGGGCAATCTCATTGCCAGCGACGATAAAGCTACTGGCGAACGCGACAGCCGAATCGTACCATCGCGCCCAGAACGGGACCGTGATACGAAATACCATGCTGACGTCATTCCACACGCTGAATACCCGATCGGCCACCCATCGCGCTGGGGTGCGTAGCGGCGACGGGAATATGTCGATCAGTTGGTAGACATACGTGCGGATATCCATGACGGACCTACAGGTTGTGTACCGCTTGGAGGACCGCCACCCGCGCGTCGATCGCGCTCTGTACGCTCTCAGGCGTATATATGCGCAACGGGATTTCCACGGTACCGGCGATGTCCTCCGGGATGGTCACGAACGAAACGACAACGACGTCAACGAACTCCGAGTTCCCGGAGAGTTTCGTCTGCTGGCGTTGACCGGTTACGCGCCACGATGCGGCCATGATGCTGCCTCCCTAAAAGTTGCGAGTGTCCCGAAGGTGTTGTGACACGCTGACCCAGTTGGCGGCAACGCTGTGTTGCTGCTGTTGCAATCCAGCCATGTAATCAACGTAGTTGCGGTCGTCGGCTCGACCGATGCCCTCCGAAATTGGCGGCGGAATATCGGTACCACCGCCGCCACCCGGAGTACCGATGCCTTGTTGCACACCGATATTCCACGAACCATTGTAGTTTTCAGCGGCGGAATTCTGGTAGATCTCGATGTGCATGTGGTCGGTGTGTGGATTCTTCCCGGTGTATGCGCGCTCGACCCAACCATACGTGTTGCTATAGAGATGCCGATTCCAGATGATGTACCACAGGACACCAGACGGTTTGCGGATGTTGCGTACGATCCACATTGGATCAATGCCGTCTTTGTCGACGTCGATAGCGTGCACAATGCCGTTAGCGGCCGGATTGTGTCCCTTGGAGATTCCATCCTTCGGCCAGCGTAACCAACCGTCTGTTCGCCGGTCCCGGTGCGGCCAGGTGTTGTCCAACTCATTGAAGAGCCGGCGCAGCGATGGTGCGAGCGTGGCCACGATTACCATCCCGTGGTTGGGTCGAAACTCAAGATGACCGAATAGAATGCCGCCCCGGCCGCGAAGTTGGTAATACTCAGGCTAATCGTCGTTGGCGGTAGGATGACCTCGCGCGCTTCCTGCCCGCCGTTACTTTGAACGGCACATATTCGTCGCGCGGTGCCAAGATAGTCCACCGATTCGATGACGATATTCGACAGGTTCGCCGGAAACAGGTAGTCGAGCATCGCGCGTCCCATGCGCACATTGGGTAGGACGAACGTCGACAACCCCGCCGGTAGGTTGCCCGCCTGAGTGAACAGAATGCTACTGGTCGGACTCGCGGACAACTGTTGGGAGAAGTTGGCCGTGGTCCAGATGATGACCTGCGCTTGACTGTTGACTGCGGAGGGGGTGATTGAGACGCTTGCCCATGGGCCGAGCACAGGAAGACTGCCCTCGAATATGGTGCCCTGCCGGACGTCGATAGTGTGCGCGCTGAAAAGGTTGCTACCGCCTGAGTCTTCCGTGAAGTTCACGATAACCCGGACGTGGTTGACAATCGCATTGATATACAACCCGATGCCGCGCACATCGCCGACAAAGAACACGCCGATCGGGAATATGACGTCAAGGTCCCCGAACAGGTTCTGATACAGGAACTTATCCGACTGAGCCTGGTAACGGCCGAAGTCCGGATAACCGTGGATGACTGGCTGGGTCATTCGATTACCACCTGCTCGATGGTCGGGACAATCGGCACGATGTTCGCGACGGGTATCGTCGTACGGCCGAATTCGCGGATATGTACGACGAAATAGAGCGAGTGCGAATAGATGTCTTGGTTATAGGCGCGCACGAACCATTTGGCCCCGGTCGGGTAGTTCTCTATCTGCCAGTCGAAATGCTGGTCATCGGCGATGATCCACTGTCCGGACGCGAACGGGATGATCGGCTGACGACTGTGCCCGATACTGAAGCCGACCAGGCCGGACGGCCCCGGTGGCACCACGACCTCGATGCGCTCGATGATGCCTTCCAGCCAGGTCAGATTGGTGTCCTGGGGGGCCGTGCTCAGGGTGCCGGCCGGCACCGTTACCACGGGTGTTTCAATCCGCTGAGCCACGACCCCTCCGAACGGGCTGAGAGCCAATCTGAGCCAAGATCTACGTCAGGGGGTTACCTCGCACTCAAGCGAGGCGTTGTTGACGGTCCCGTTCGCGCTGGCGGCCGTCTGTGACACCGTCATGACGTACGTCCGCCCAGAGAACTCGCCCGGGGCCGACTCCTCACGGTAGATCTCGTGATCTTCTGTCGACCCGGCGGCCGTCGCAATCTGCTCGGTCTGAACCTCGCCAACCACGGTGCCGGTCAGCGAGTCGCGCCGGATGCGCGTGACAACGGCTGTCGTGCTCGCACCTAGCGTGATGTTCGCCTTCCCGCGCAGGGCCACCGTTTGGCCCGCCTGGTTGGTTGACGTCCCCGCGAGGGTGGCAACCACCGTTTCGGCTGACGTCACGAGTGTCGTATCGGTTTCCGCGTATGACGAGAATCGTCGTACACCCATTGCCTTACCCCATTTCGTGAATCTGTGTTTCCACACTGGGCAACCATTCATCGGCCGGACCCTGCGGGAAGGATTGAACGAGCGCGCGAATCTCGCTGTACTGGTCGGCAACGTCGATAGCGTCGGTGGAAGTCCGGAAACGGTACCCGGGCGGCAATAGCAGTCCCCCATTCGGGAGCGGGAAAAGCACTTCATTGCCGATTGCCGTACTCTGGGGTGCCCCGGGAAATCCGGAGAATCGTTGATCCCCGGCGGCGGCAACGATCGAGTTGGCCGGTGTGCGGAAATACACGTCCGTCTGGTCGTCCGCGAAAAGGTGCACCAGTCGGTTGGCGACGGCCGCGCTGGCGACGAATCTGAACACGATCGACTGCACGACCCAGAACTCACCACCCGGGGCCGTGAGTGCGAAGTTGGCGCCGGCCGCCGGACTGGCGACCGCAATCGTCTTGTAGTAGCTGACTGGCGCTTTCGTTGTCATGACGTCTCCTAATCGTGCAACCGTCCACAATGGATGCCCGGGATGGTCGGATCCACTGTGGACGGTTGCGCCCTCCGGGAGCGGGTCAGCCTGCCGCCCCGGAAAGTTCCGCGAGGATCAGCGTCACGTTGACAGTGCCGGCCGCAGTGATCCGAGCGACGTGCACCTGAGTGTTGCCCTTGTTCTGGGCTTGGATCACCGGAATGTGCGGTGTTCCGTGTAGCCGGGACTGCTCGACGAACCAATCACGGGTCTCGATGGACTGCACACCACCCGGGCCACCCGCCTTGTAGTTGCCCGTATCCGGCCCCTTGACGGCCACCGCGAGCACGGCCACGTCGGTCGTGTACCCGAGCACCGCGTAGAACGTGTCCGCGTGGAACTGGTCAGTGAAGTTCGTCAGGTTCGTTCCCGCCGACCAGTCACCGGACGTGACCGGTCCGGCGACGTCGACCTGAGCCCCGCTGATATTGCGAATCAACGGTTTGATCTGATCCCACGTGGCGAGGCGGGCCGCACCCGCCGAAACGCCGTCGTAGTACATCTGAAGCGCCATCGAGTCGACCTCGGCGCCACCGCCCTGAATCTCCGCGATGAGCGTATCCGTCTGATACACCCGTTGCTCGATCTCATTGGGCAGTAGGTTCTGCGGGAGGGCGGCCGGTGACGCGATCCGGATGCCCTGCACGTTGTCATGCATGCGCGGCGAGCGCACCCGGACAAAGCCGGCCGTGGCCTGCTGGGTCCACAGTCCTTCCAGCTTCGCGGTGACCCCCTCGCCGAAAGCGCGGATTGCCAGCGAATCGCCGGTGTTCATGGTCAGTGCTGTGAGTGCGGCGGGGTTGGTTGCCCGCCCGGTCAGGGTTTCGAGAACGGCGCCCATGGTGTGTCAGTCCTTTGTGGAGTGTCTGATGTGGACGTTGGGTGGCCGTTATCGCTGACGCTTGAACTCGGCGGTACGCCGCGCCTGGTTGACCATGCGTGCGAGGTTCTGGTCCAGGTTGCCGCGCGGCATGGCGCGCGTCTGGGCGGTCACGGTGTCCTGGAACGGGCCAAACTCCTGCCAGAACGCCTCCACCTTGCCCTTCTTGGCCTGCACACCCGACGCGATACGGTTCGCGCCTTCCTTGGTACGCGCCTTCCAGTCTTCCAGCGAGCCGGCCTGCACGCGGCGCGCCCACTTGTCACGCGCGGCGGCGGTGTTCTGCTGCCACACATCGACCTGGGCAGCGGCCTTGCGCCCCGGGTGTTCGGTCACTCGATCGACGCCAGCGACAACATCCTGTGTCGCTGCGCCGGTACGGGTTGCCCACTTGGCCGCCTGCTCGGCGGGGGTCAACTTCGGCATCATTCCTCCTTGGGTACTGTCACTTGCTCGAACAGCGTACTCCACTGTGGACTGTCCTCAAAGTATGGACGCAACAAATCGATCTGAGTTGCGACTGGCAACAATGCCCAGAACCGTTGTAGGGCAACGAATTTCACCATCCGAACGTGTCCACAAGGGACACACGACCGTGACCCTCGATTCCATCGACGAGCCTCTACCTGTATGCCGCACTCGATACAGTAATGCAGTGACCGTGGTCGCCTCATATCCCCTACCCCCTACCGGTTTGCCCTAGCGTAACACGGTCCCTATGAGCATGGGATGACATGAGCACCGCATTGCCCATGATTTTCGGCACACACTCTTGACAGACTCGACAGGATCATGGTATGGCCCGTCTCGAAACTCGGTACAAGATCTGCGGCGGCCCTTCATGATCGCTGGAGCGCGGGGGCGGGAGCAGGGGAAACGGCGCGGGGCGCGCGCGGCGGCGCGGGCCCCC